GGTGTAATTAACATAGGCTTTACTGTAACCCAGATGAAAGCCTTTCGTAATCAGCTTTACGTTTTCGGTCAGAACCAGATTAAACGTATTGTAGGTGACAACTACTCTAACTTTACAGTAGAAAACGTAACGAATGACTTGGGGTGTGTTGCACCTGATACTGTAGTAGAGTTTGGCGGTGACATTATCTTCCTTGGACCAGATGGTGTTAGACCTATCTCAGGTACATCTCGTATTGGTGACGTTGAACTTGAAACTGTATCTCGTGAGATTCAAAAGACCTTTGAGAACTACACAGCTAACGAAGACGTAACTAAACTAAAAGCACTTGTACTACGAAGAAAGTCTCAGTTTAGGTTATTCTTTGAGGCCAATACTTCTCTATCGTTACTAGCAGCTATTCGTAAAAGCCCTACAGCACAGTCTACGTTTGAGTACAGCCAGCTTGTAGGTATTGAAGCAACAGCAGTGGCTAGTGGGTACATAGGACAGTTTGAGTTTGTTCTTCATGGCGATACCTCTGGTAAGGTATATAAGCAAGAAGAGGGTAGCTCTTTTAACACAGAGAATATTTTTAGTGTGTATCAAACACCCTATTATTTTATGGGTGATCCAGAAGTAAGAAAAGTCTTCTATAAAGTTAAAACCTTTCTTAAAACAGAAGGGGAAGCATTAATTAACGTTGGTATTGATTTTAACTTTGGTGATTCTGAGATTAACACACCAGAAAACTTTTCATTAACTACAGCAGGTGCAGCTTCTTTTTTCGATTCTTCATCTACTATTTTTGATACAACAGATATATATGATGGTAACCCATCACCAACACGATCAACTAGCATAACAGGATCAGGGGATTCTATTTCGGTATCTTACGTTACCAATAGTACAAGCCCAAGCCATACAATACAAGCCGTATCTGTGTTATATGGAACAGGCGACAGGAGATAAAAAGTGGCAGGATATACAAGACAGTCTTCAGCAGACATTGTGGCAACAGCCGTTGTACGAGCTAACCCGTTAAACCTAGAGTTTGACCAAGTACTTGCTGCGTTTAATGCTTCAACAGGACACAAACATGATGGTACAACAGCAGAGGGTGCATACGTACCACTCATTGCTGACTCAGACGCACTTAATAAAGTTTCAATAGACACATCAAATAACCGTGTTGGTGTATTCGTAGAGGTATCTGCTGCAGCCGTAGAGCAAGTTAGGTTTCAAGATGGTGTTATTACTCCTGTCACAGATAACGACATTGACCTTGGTACATCTAGCGTAGAGTTTAAAGACCTGTACCTAGATGGTACTGCTACTGTTGACACACTACAAGTTGACGAGAGTGCTACCATTACAGCTAACCTGACAGTAAACGGCAATACTACTCTTGGTAATGCTGCTAGTGATACTGTAACAGTTACTGCAGATGTTGCTTCCCCACTATTACCTTCTGCTGACGATACACATGACTTAGGTGCTGTAGGCTCTGAGTGGCGTAACTTGTACATTGATGGTACAGCTAACATTGATAGCCTTGTAGCTGACACGGCAGATATTAATGGTGGTACAGTTGATGGTGCTACTATTGGTGGAGCTAGTGCAGGTGCAGGTACATTCACTACTTTAGCTGCAACTTCCCTTTCACTGGGTGGTACAGACGTTACTTCTACTGCAGCAGAACTTAACATACTTGATGGTGTTACTTCTACTGCTAGTGAGTTAAACATATTAGACGGTGTAACTGCTACTACTGCTGAACTCAATATTATGGATGGTGTTACTGCAACAACTGCAGAGTTAAACATCATGGACGGTGTAACGTCTACTACAGCAGAGTTAAATATTCTAGATGGCGTTACCTCTACTACTGCTGAACTAAACATTTTAGATGGGGTTACATCTACGGCTGATGAGTTAAATAAGCTGGATGGAGCTACAGTAACTGTTTCTGAGATTAATATACTAGACGGTGATACCTCTGCAACATCTACTACCGTGGCTGATGCTGATCGTGTTGTTATGAACGACAACGGTACTATGGTACAGGTTGCAATGACCGACCTTGCTGCGTATCTTGATGATGAAATCACAGCTATGCCTAATCTTGTAACAACGGCTGCTACAACTGTTGGTGCTTTAAACGCAGGTTCTATTACATCTGGCTTTGGTACAATTAATACTGGCTCTAGCACCATTACAACTACAGGAAATATTACTGGTGGTAATATAATTATCAGTGATGGCGGTAATATTGGGTCTTCTAGTGATACAGATGCAATTACTATTGCTTCTAGTGGTAATGTTACATTATCTCAAAACTTAACAGTTACAGGTAACTTACAGGTTGATGGTACAACCACTACAGTAAACTCTACAAATATGACTGTAGATGATCAGCTTATTGAGTTAGGCAATGGTCGTACTGGTTCAGCTTCAGGTGATGCTGGTATTGTTATTGAACGTGGTGATGATGCTAATGCCTTTATTGGTTTTGACGAAAGTGCAAATAAGTTTACTGTAGGCACAGGCACATTTACTGGTGCATCTACAGGTGATCTTACTATTACTACGGGTACACTTGTAGCCAATATTGAAGGTAATGTCACAGGTGCTGTTACAGGTAATGCTGATACAGCTACAGCCCTAGCAACTGCACGTACAATTGCTGGTCAGTCTTTCGATGGTACAGCTAATATTACTATAGCTCCTACAGACCTCACAGGTGTAAATGCTACTGCCACTGAGCTAAACATTATGGATGGCGATACGTCAGCTACATCTACTACTCTTGCAGACGCAGACAGAGTTGTAGTTAATGATGCTGGTACTATGAAGCAGGTAGCACTGACTGACTTTGAAACTTACATGGAGACATCCTTAGATACTCTAAGCAACGTTACTACAGTAGGTGCTCTTAACAGTGGTAGCATTACAAGTGGCTTTGGTTCTATTGATAATGGATCAAGTGCTATTACCACTACAGGTACGATTACCTACGGTAGCTTGTCAGATGGTAGCATAACTATTACAGGTTTTGTAGATGAAGACGATATGTCATCTAACAGTGCTACCCTTATTCCAACACAACAATCGGTAGAAGCCCGTATCCAAGCAGTTAATGGTACAGCCAATAACGTAACAGGTCTTAATGCTACAGGTGCAGAGCTAAATACAGTAGCTGACTTTTCTGCTGTAAGTGTAGACACAAGTACGGCAATAGCAAGTAATGATGCTATACTTATGTTTGATAACGGTAATGAAATAGGTTATCGTGATGTAGACTTACTTGATACATACTTCTCAGCTACAACTAAAACACTTACTAATAAAACACTGACAAGTCCAATTGTATCTGGTTTGCAATTGAGTGATTCAGGGTTTAGTGTTGAAGGCTCTAGTGCAGATGCTAACGAGACTACAGTATCCTTTACAAACCCAACAGCAGATCGTACAATTACATTTCCGAATGCTACAGGTAATGTAGCTGTATTTGCTACTGCACCTACTACAGCTATTACTGATGGTTCTGCAGGGCATTTCTTAAAAACAGATGGTAGTGGTACATTGAGCTTTGCGGCTGCTGGTGCTGACTTGTATTTAGCTAATGCTAGTTCTGCTACAGCTAACACAGTAACTGGCGCAAATGCAATAGGTATTGGATCAAACAATACAGCAAGTGGAGAGAGTTCCCTTTCATTTGGTGTTAATGCAACAGCAAGTGCAGTTGGTGCATTTGCTGCAGGTAGAAATACTACTGCAAGTGGATCAGATAGTTTTGCCTTTGGTTCTTCAGCAGTGGCATCTGGTAGTAACACTCTTTCAATAGGCTCAAATACTGATGCCACAGGAAACAGTAGTGTTGCTATTGGTAATACTGCACAATCAGTAGGGGCATATTCTGTAGCACTTGCTAACTCATACGCCTCTGGTGATTACAGCTTCGCAGCAGCTATAGGAAACAACACAAATTCTTATGGTGCTCAAGGAGCTAGTTCTGTAGCAATTGGTTTTTTAGCAAAAGCTACAGGAAACAACTCTTATGCGTTAGGTGAAGGTGCTATAGCCTCTGCTAATAATGCTATGGCATTACAAGACAGTACTGCATCAGGATCAAGCTCTTTTGCTGCTGGTGAAGCTGCCGTAGCTTCTGGAAATAGTTCTATTAGTATTGGTGGTTATTCAGATGCTACAGGGAC